GTTTGAACACACCATTCTTTATCATTGACCATTTATCGCCCACACACTATTCAATTTTAAAGAGAGGAGATCGTTCTTCCATTCAGCTCTCTTCCACAGCCGTGGGCGAGGCCGCGCCGTGCGGGCCTGCGGCCCGCGGAGTCCCTTTGGTTTCGTGGGATCATGGGTTCGTAGAAGATCGTAAGCGTGGGCGAGGCCGCGCCGTGCGGCGCTGCGCGCCGCGGATCTCTTTGAACCCCTCTTTACACAAGAGGGGCTTATTTCTTTTTCAGATTCCAGATTCCAGATCTTCAGATTCCACAGTCACGCTTTTTACACGTCGCCACTTTTTCCATTTTCCAAATCCCTCCCAACTTTTATTTTTCAGATACGATCCCTTTCCGATTTACGATTTCAGATTTCCAATTTCAGATTTACGATTTCACACTTCATAAAAAAGAGACAGATACACATCCTTTCTTTTTTTGATTTTCATAGAGACGCCTCTTAGTCATGGGGACGAAACAGAGACAAACAGCGATCCTTGCTCTGAATCTCCATCAAACGATCCTGCTGAAACGCATCGTCCACCGCCCATTGCCCCACAGAGAGCTTCTCGTAGCCGTTCTGCAGCCATTTGTGGAGGAAGGCCGCCTTGTTCTTTTGAAGAGTAGCATACAGGTCCATCACACGTCCCTCCACGTCCTCATCAATCGAGATAACACGCCCTCCTGTCATAAGGAAGTTCCTGTCCGCCAGATCCGAGATGCCCAGCAGATACCGAAAGAGGATCGCATGGAGGTAGTCGAGTGTTAAAAGACATCGTAATATTATGTTCTAGTATCCTATTACGGACATGGCAAGCGAAGATGGACGCACTGATATTCCTGTGGACCCCTATCATTTTACGATCATTGATCGAACACACACACATAAAGGGAATATTATCAGTCGTAATTTTAAAATAGGAGGGGACTACAGTGACTGTGTTAATGTATCCATTCAATACGACGATCATAGTCACCCTATCAGTGGAAAGATTCAAACCATTGTCTACGATGAAGAATGCTCAAAAGAAGTGCCTCTTGAACGTGGAGAGGGATCCATTATAATGATCAAAACGCTCCTTCGTCATATTCATAAGATGATACCTGAAATCACATCTTTCTCTTTTGATGATATGTCCACTGTGGAATGTGGAACAGACTGCGGTAAACGAGGAAGTCATGCGAGGCCTGTCTCTCTCTATTATCTTTCCATCGCATTCAATGGATGCACGTGGTATGAAAAGCATTTTCGTGCAACCTATAAAGATAAATCGTCTCATCACGCATATCGATCGCGTGTCGAACACTTCTTATACACAGAACCACTTTCACGATTTGATGATTTCCTTCGTATTGCTAATCCACCCTCTGAGCTTTACTCTGAATTGGAGGCGCTTTACGAACAGCCTCATTATGCTGCTTTCTTCTCTGCGATTCCTAAGGAGCGTCGCTGTGTTCACGCACGAACATGGCTCATCCCTTTTATGAAGAAGGGTTTGGAGGGAGTGTTCAGCAATGAAGGATGGGTCATTGATGTGTTGGATATGACTCCACTTTCGCTTCAAGGATTACAGAAGGCACGTGGGGGTCGTAGGGCATGCAAGACTAGAAAGCGTGTGGGCTATTCATATCCTGGCAGGCGCGTGCGCCATACTCTGATCGGTTATGATGTTGGAGGAGATATATAGTTCTCTTGGTATACGAGAAGATAGAATAAAGGACTACACAGTGCGTAGCCTTCTCTTTTTCTTACCCTTGTTTATGGCAGCCATGGCAATGGATCGTCCTATCTATTCCGTTCGTGTGAATCCCATCCATGGGAACGGGATCGATACCTACTGTAAAATCAGTCAATACGAATATACAGATGACTCTAAAAGTAGCTATACCCTTTCCTTTGGAACAGGGAAGCGCTATTGTCTGACAGTATCGATCAATGGAATGGATTATTCTACAGCGTATATTGATCGTGTGGATCGTGTGGATCGTGTAGAGGCGTGTTCGAAAGGGGGGGTTATCCAAGATTATGAATGGAATGATAAAAATGGTCCCCCTCGGATTATATACCATTACACGAATGTGTCCGTGGGTGAAGCGCTTTACGTTGAAGGATAATTCTAGAATCGTCTGTAACGGCAAAGATGGACCCGCCATTAGTCTGGCGTATGATTCCATTCTCAAATACAATGTGACATGGTATCAAAAGAATTTTGGGGCGAGACTTGAAGGGCTTGTAGACGCGGCGAATGAGACGACAGAGACATTCTCCTCTTCCCTAGGAGACTTTCATGCAGTAAAAGGATCTCCCATGGCTCGGTTCTTTACCTGTCTCCGTGCATTAGAGCGCCCATGCTATGAATGGGAAAATATTCAGGACCATTTCCCTGAAATGAGGGCGTATCATGATCTCTACGTGAGTTCCCCTACGATACGAGAGTTTTTGTTACGGATTAGGAGGCTGTATCATGATGCAGAATCGTTTTGTAATGGAGTATCACCATGGTTTGATAACTATATGGACTCTATTCTTCATATTTCGGTGTTTTCAGATGGTTGGTTTATTCCTGTCGAACAGGTTCGGGAACCAGAAGGGTTCGCAGTGAAAAAACAAGTGGATGCCTCTGTCTTGAATGTGACGCAAGGTGGTCGTCGGGGCACAAAGAGACGTAACAGGGTCCGTTCGAGACTGATGGGGATGGTGGGAGGGATGTCTCATGGGCGTGGAGTGATGTCCTATCAAGAGGTGGAGGCTGAATTCTAGATTCCCTTTAGTGTGTGGGAGATCGTAACGGTGGGCGACACCACAAGGCCCGCAGAATCCTTTGGCGATAGGGAGCGCTTGTTTTGAAGAGAGACCGAACAGAGAGACACATGTGTCTCTTTTCGTTTTCTGTTTCCAAATCGTTAATATTGTCGTCTACCCTTGTTAGCCTTGAAAGATTGATCGAAAAAAGAGAGAAAATGGAGAAGTGTGGAGGATGTGGAGGATGTGGAGGATGTTTTAAACTTTTCTATAAATTCATTCTCCTCAAAAGGGCATCCCTCAGATTTCCTAAAAAGGTCTTTTTATCCTCCACATCCTCCACATCCTCCGCCCTTGGTTTTTCACTTTTTTCTCTTTAGGCCTCCTATATCTAAGATAATGAAAGGGACACATTGATTTTTCTTTTTACTACTTATTCAAATCAATAAGACATCTTGGATCATCAGGTCTAATATCAAAATCATTTGCTAGAGCCTCTCGTAATGTAACCGCATCTATCGTAAATCCATTTGACGTTCGTTTCTCTTCATGAGTGATTCCATATTCTCCATCCAGTGATTTCAACTTCATTCCAAAAGTTTTCACATTAATCTTCTCACGCATAGAGTGCTTCTCACGCCATTCATTATATAGTGTCAGAAATGGTGTGGAGGGAATAAAGTATACACCATCTTTCTTGTATTCCTCCACATCCTCTGTGTGGTAGAAAAACAAGTCCTTCAAGAAATCCAATTCAGGCGACAGGGACATACATTGGAGAGCCTGATAGTAAGTAGTCACAGGGCGCTCATCACGAAACGAGAATCGTTCCACCTCTTCCTTAAAAGAAAGGAGATAGTCCGCAATGTTCTTGATAAAACTGTCATCTTGCAGATAGGCCCAGAACCTCTTCCAGTATTCCGTATCACCCACACGGCGTCTAGAGACTGCCACCGCCATAAACCGACGATCACCTTTCTCAATGATAACCGATCCAGCTGTGTTGGTTGTAAAGAGAACGCGTTCGGTCGCCTTGACACGAATCATATCCGTTCGCATCTGACGGATCTCATGGGAGTTATTCGTAATCAGGTCTTTGATCCGATCCGTGACGGTAGAGGATACCTTTAAATTGATCTCGGCAAACTCCATAAACACCTTGTATTTCAGAGTCTTGTTGAAGTCGTGAAGGATGTCTCCATTCTTCGTGGGATCGCTTGTGTTATGCACACATCGCTGACCCAAGAGACGCTCCATCAGGACTCTCAGCATCGTTTTACCACACCCTTGTTTCCCCCAGAAGATACAGGCGATCGGCTGGCTGTTCTTTCTGTCAGGATTCAATAGGATATCCGCACACCATAGTGTCAACCACTTACAGTATTTCTCCCCCTCTACTCGTGCCTCATAGGCCTCCTTCGTCTCGTCTTTTCCTTGTGGGAGGTTGGTAAAGATGGGATGATCTTCCATCAAAGACGAGATGTAGTCTTGGAAGACGCCAATGTGTTCCCGTGTCTCTTCTTTTGTAGAGGTGGAGAAAAGGGTCTTGTATCGCAGTGTAGGGAAGGCGTAATAGACATCCGATCGTTGGTTTTCTTCTTTGACGCATCCATACTCCACTTCTGAGTAGGCGCGCTTCTGAGGGTCCACATACCAGTCTTTTAAAAAGTCCGTTGCGCCCACAAAGGCGTCTTCATTCAATACAGTAAAGGAGGTCTTCTCATAGTGGTGGAGCTCCTCCACGCCATCCTCAATACCGATCGTAAAGAACTGGTTCTTGCACTTGAAACGGGAGCGCTCAAAGTCTGCGCGGTGGGCCTCATAGGAATTGGCAATAGGTTGGTCGCCTAGCCATTCCTTCTTCTCTTCTGGAGTCATCTCCATCGACTTGATTTCTAGCTGAATCACATAGTTTGTGTCTGCCAACACCTTCGCTTCTAGTTTTCTGATGAAATTACCCTCTCTTATCTTCATCACATGTGTGATATGAAGCCCATCAAAGATGAGCGGTCCTGTAGGATTCTCTATCTTGCGTCGTTTACCCTCTTCATTGATCCCTCGAAACAGGGAGTCCAGAATCTTACGCTCTTCGTCCTGATAGAGCTCTGAGGCGAAAGAGCCAATCCATGCTTCTTTTCCTTTGTCGTCTGCCTTCCTCAGAACATGGTCTACAAGATCTCTGTATTCAGGCAACTCCACAATGATATTCAGATTCGCAAGGTATTCCGCCTTGATTTCCTTGATGATATCTGGGAGATCATATCGCTTGATGTAGGGGTTTAACTCCCAGTAAAGGGAATTGTTTCCTGCTCCGCAGAAGAAGATCTCAATGAGGACGTCTTTCGCTGTGATGCGCTCTAGAGGGAAGTCTGGATAGAAGCACATTAATTCCATGAGGACCGCTTCACGGTTGTCACATAGATGTCTGAACTTTTTCGTGGGGAGACCGTGCTTCTCAAAGATTTGACACATGACATTACCAGAACTATTTGCTATATCCAGGTCATCATATTCATGGGCAAACAACAGATTGCGGTGCTCTCGTCTCATAGAACATCCTGTGGTATAGGTCTTTTCCTTCTTCTTCTTTGCGAGGGCTCTATAACGCCCAAACTTCTCCACCTCGTATTCCACCTTGACATAGCCTGTTGTCTCATCGATCTTGTCTCGGTAGGACTTCAACGCCTGCTTCTCATGCTTCAATACCTTGGGGGACTGGATCAGAGCCTCCAGGTTTGCTAAATGGGGCTTCTCGTATGATATCAGTTTCATTCGCTTCTCTATCTTTCTATAGAGGGCAAAGGTTTAAACTCTGGCGGACAAATTACACGTCCGAACTTTTAACCGGAGGAAGAGAAAGACCCAGCGCCAAGGCCTTCTCTTTGATTTTAATCTCCCATCGTATCCGCTGTTCCTCCTTCTTTTGATGCTGTTTCGCTTGTCTCGCAATGGCATCTGCCTCTTTTTTAGCCGCTTGAAGATCTTTCTCCGCTTGACGCTCCACACGGAGTCGCTCTTTCTCTGCCTTATGAGCCTCTTTGATAGCCAATGCTTCCTCCTTCACCCGTTGACGCTCCTGGAACTCTGGATCCTCCCGTCGCTGAACCATCTGCGCCGCTAAGATTCTCTCGCGATTTTTATAATAAAACCGAAGACCCTTCTGACGTTTCTTAGCAACAGCATCCAATTCAATAGACACCTCAGAGGCGGGGGATTCAGAGGCAGACATCTATGATCATACAACACAATAAACACACGTTACTGTGTTACACGCGGGCAGACCTTAGGTTCGTTGCAATATCTTACTCTTTTCTTTTTCGCAGTGTATGTCGCCATCGTTGAACCCCTTTGGACGGTCTGACTGCCTTCCCTCCCTCCATGGGCTCCAGTGTATACTCCATGTTGTAAGAGGATGGTTCTATTAAAAATTGCACGCCCCTCAAATGAAAACAAATATGACCCTTGATAAACTCATCAAACCAATCATCCGTTGATAAACATGCAATGAGCGTATCTGTATCGAGTTGACTACGAAGATAACCAATCTATATATTATATGATAGATTATAAATATTTCTATTACCTAATATATGATCAATCGTAGATATCCTCTATTTCTGGAAAACGATCGGGGGGATAACAATCATATCCATCGACCAGCCGCGCAATCTCAATACGTCCCTTTGAACACTCTAGAATAACTTTCACATCATCATAAGGAGTAAAATATTCAGATAAAGGATACTGAACATGATACAAATAGCCATATTCTTTTAGAGTATCACGTATCACACTCATCATGTGATAACGCTGATAGATTCCACGAAGAGGATATGGATACAGTTGCTTCTTTTCCACATGGTTGATATATTGAATATACCTAGGATCCTCCATGCCTAGCCTATAAGAGAGAGCGTCATACTCTAGACTCGTTATTCCAGTGTGAATCGCATATAAGTATTGTTTAATAGCAAATTCAACTGGATGAGAAAAGAAAATACGAAAGGGGAGATCATATTGATCAGGCGTTAGACCCGTATCTGCATTCATTTGTTGAATCATATCCATGTATTCTTGAGAGACTGTTTCATTGTCTTCGTAGCACATGTTTGAAAATACCGTATGAATTTCTTGAACTTGTTTTAATATGTGTTCAATGACTCTTTTATTCAATGGTATGCCATATTCAATCATAAAAAAAGAGCGAGACGGATCCATATGGTGTTCAAAATAAAAAAGATGGTCAAATGACACACACTCTGATAGAGGGTTGCCATTCGGCATGACACAATGTGTAATATGGAGTATGTGTGGATGATACGAAGGATATTTTAAAGGGAATACCTCGTTCATCCATTCTTCCAGTTGATTTTGATGGGGTTCTGAACGGTCTACTACATATTGTGTTGTATAGGGTTGATTCATGGATAAGTCTGTGTAAGAATAGTGATATTCTTTAAACAGTGGTGGATGCAATGGTATCATATGTAGCCCTATTTTTTTTTGAGAGACCCCTTTATCTACGCGATGATCCTTTAAGCGGTTTCCCGCGGGCACAAGGGCCTTATAGGAATGCCCCTCATGACAACGGGCTGTAACCGTACACCCTCTCGAGTCCCAAATGAGACAGCCCATGAACGCCCACGCTTACCGAGAGCAACAGGACCAGGCCGATCAACGACAACGGGCCCATATGAGTCAAGATAGACGCATGGCGATACAGGAGGACCATGGCCACCGCCAACAGAATTCCATTCAATACGTGTGCATAAAACGATGGGGCTTGGTAGAGTTGCATTCTACGAGGAGGGGATGTTTTCAGGATTCATGAACCGTGGGCGACGCCCACGGAGTCCCCTTTGGATACGAGGGAGGCTTAGAAAGCCATGAACCGTGGGCGACGCCGCGCGGTGCGGGCCTGCGGCCCGCGGATCCCATGAAGAAGGCGCTTGATAGAGTGAACCCCGTAAAAACACCACACTCTTAACAGAATGAGCGTAGACGACGATTGGTGCGCCATTGATATTGAATCAAAGCTGAACAAGAAGATTGACGCATTGCAGAATGTCGTCCAACAACAGCATGACCTTCTCCAGCAGATGTCAAGTAGCATCCAGACGCTCAAAGAAGAACTCCATCGCACGCACCAGACTTCCTCTCATTTATCACAGCGCCATGATCGCACCCATGAGCTTCTCGAAGAGCTCAAAATCATGAAACATCGTGAGCTCAATATGGCCCTTCGTGAAAAAGTGGCCGTCCCCTTCTGCTCTGAAAAACACCTTGGCTACGGGACGCGCCCTACGATCGTCTTATCCCCCTATTTCCTTGGTCGACGGTTGGCATCTCCTTCGTCTGCTCTTGCTCCTTCTCCCTCTTCAGCTGTTGCCACACCTACTCCCTTCTCTTTATAGATGGACGGACTGTTCGCTGTCAAAGAGGCAGCCCTTCGAGATGTAAAAGAGCGATTGTATCCTATCACTTTTTCAAACCTGTTGTATACGGCTATTATGTTTCTTATTGGTGGGGCTGCGGTGGAATATCTAGGAAGATATACCCTGTTTCGATGGATCTACCTTGGATTCGGTGCGGTCATCATTGCTAGCGTATATCAACAAGGACTTGGTCGTGGGATACCACAACATGCGATTTTCTCCGCTACGGATAGGTATGGATAAACACTTTGTTCTTGCACTTTTTCACATCTTGATTATTGTCCCTTTCTTCCTCTATATTGGCGTCTACCGCGCCTCCACTCATCCATGGGTCTACAAGGCGCTCTTGGCACTAGGAGTCATTCTTCTGCTGTTTCACGGCTCCAAATTCTTGTCGCGTCTTGCTATGAAATCCGATTACGCCTACATCAACGCTATCCATGCTCTGTTGTTCGCACCACTTTTGATCTATATCGGATGGCATCAGCAGGATACCCCTCGTGCGGCCTATGAGGTGCTGTTGATGATTACCTTTGCGGCTCTTGGGTATCATACCTTTTCGCTTGTTCGGATCCTACAGATCCAGGAGTAGCCACCTGTCATAAAAAAATAAGGCAAACCGTTCTTATATCAAATCACGTATCGTATTGCGCTTGACTTGATCTTCACACGGTAAACAATCTCCCTTACAATGATACATAAACCCACACGAATTCTTGAATTCCTTTTGACATGCCTCGCACCGATACAACTTCCCCTCTTGTCTCATGATGAGCTTGATTTCCTCCGCACAATGAACACGCATATAGTGAATGATCGTGTTTCCCTTCGTCAACGAAGAGAATTCGCAGTCGACACACGGACATAGGAACGCCTTCTCTTTCTTGGCCCGCTCTGGGTGCTTGGACTGGTAGTGGAGATCCAGCGTATGTTTTTGGAGAAACCCCTTGTCGCAGATCTTACACACATGGCTAAACTCTTCTTGGTGGCGCTTCATGTGATAAAACATCGTGGATTGGTTCTTTTTCGTGGCCTGGCACGTGGGGCACACAAAGAGACCCTCGTCATTTTTGGTATAGGTAAACATTCTGGTGCCTGTTTTTTGCATGTCGTGGATTTCAATTTTTAGGGGCTCTAGTATCTATTCTTGTGGTTTTGTTTATACCCTTCGTTCGTGGATGTGTGACATGTGCCGTGTCGATTACTTACGTGGCGGAAAGGACACATACGTCATTTGCTCAATCAGCCCCACGACGTCCTCGTCTTCCTCCTCTCCGACATACTGTGTGCGATAGCGTCCCCAGACGTCCTGAATGTCGTGAAGGACCCGATAGTAGACGGGTAGAGAGATCGTCGGTCGGTGGTCCCATTCCGCCATGAGTTGTTTCAGCTGCGTCATGATGTCCCGTGAGGTGTTGGAAATGTAGGTGTCCTTCCCTTCGAGACGCTCCGACATCTCCATCCAGCCAATCGTCGCGTAGTCGTAGATGAACTCCATTCTCTTCGTATACCATCCGTTGTCCAGCGGGAGATTGTAGATGATCACCTGTTTGATTTCATGGATAAGGAGCTCCAGTTTGTCTTCGTTGTTCATGTCGTGGATAGTGGCGAACTTGCTCTCGAGGGTCATCAGATCGTCGAGGGATTCCTCCTCCGTGCATCCTGCGTGATGCGCAGAAAGATTCGCGGAAATCTCTTCATAGTCGTTCATGTCATTGGATTCGGCAATGTAGTCGTAGTCGGCTGCCATGTTGTCGTTGAACTCGGCAGCCATCTTGGTCTTGGTATTGGTCTCTGTTTTTAGATGTTTGCTTTTTTCAATTTTTTGGGCCAACGTTTAGACAAGTGGGGTGCGTGAAATAATCTCTCCGACAAATAGAAACATGTCTTCCATTCCTCGTATCGGTTCGAAAGCGCAAGTCTACCATGGCACGGCTCGTCAGACCCCAGGCGGTCTCAAGAAGGGCGATCTCCTCTTTAAGAAGGGTCGCATCATTTCCCGTCGTAAGTCGGCGGCGGGCAAGAAGGCTATTAAGCACCTCTTTGCCCTTGGCTTCAAGCCGAAGAAGGGCCAGTTCACCCTGATGCGCAAGTCGATGGCGAAGCGCAGCGGCTCGAAGCGCAGCGGCTCCAAGCGCAGCTCGAAGTCGAAGAAGTCGAAGTCAAAGACTCGTCGTGCCCGCCGCTCATAAAGCAACTCGTAAGCGTGAAGCGTAAAGCGTAAAGCGTAAAGCGTAAAGCGTATCTTCTATCTAGAGAATCATCGGATTCACTAGATAGGTGTTTATCTCATCGTTCAATAGAATGGCCCATCCTGGTAATACATATCATGATTCATTGATACGTCGTATCAGTGATGTGGCAGCCGATCTACAGAGACGGACAGAGGGGCTCTTTGAAGCTCCTTATCGTCTAGAGCACAGGATTGTTCCATCACACGTGGGAAATACACATCCAACCGTAACCGTTGTGTTTTTACTGTCAATGAACGGAAATAATGTGGGTGATGGGGCGCCTTATGCTGCTGTTGTGTATGGTCTAGAACATGGGCCATTAGGTGAGGTTCTTACGGCATCATGCACAGACGTATACTCTTCCATAGGACACATGGTAGGGTCCTTCCTCTTCCTTTTACAATATCGGTTGGCGATGGAACTACATACCCTACTATTTTCGATGGACAATATGACAACCGATTGGAATCGTGGGGCTCGTGGAATTTATTCGATGCTGATCTATCAACATGAGTTGGACGTAGATATGAAAGAAATGAATGAAGACGGGTGGAAGACCGTTCAAGACACGTATATGGCTCATCGGATACCATTACACAACAGTGGTCCTGAAATGATAGGAATTCCCTATCCATCCAATGAGGAGTCTCGTCATGCTGTGGCATTATTATGGAATGCGGCTCTTACGCGTATACACGATCGTGTCATAGACGAGGACCCAGATACTCCATGGAAACCAAAGGCGACTGTCACGCGGATCATGAATACGTTTATGTTGCCCTCTCGTATGGTTCCTTCTCGCATGGTCTCCAAACCGGCAGGTGGGTTTTCTCTTTTCTCTATAGATATGATGTCGAAACAGTCCAATCGATCACGGCGATCAAAAAAGTCCAAACGGTCCAAACGGTCCAAACGGTCCAAACGTTCTAAAAGCATGAAACGTGCGATTGGTGGTGCACAAGGAGCTCCCTTAGAGCATGCCTTTTCAGGAGTCGTCCTTCCTTCCGATATGTATCGGCCGATTCTAAAACCTATGCATGGCCAACAAGGAGGGGATGGAGTGGTATATCAAGCGAATCTTGCTCCTGCTCCTGCTCCTGCTCCTGCTCCTGCTCCTGCTCCTGCTGTCTATGCGCCAACAAAAGGACGTAAACGAAGACGTTCCGTAAAACGCAAAGGGAAAGCCCGTGGTCCAGGCCATGCCTTGCCACCAGGCTTTGGACAGATGGTTCAGAGTTTCCGACCTCTATGAGCTTTTCAAAGGATTCAAAGCTACGAACTTTTCAAAGGATTCAAAGCTACGAGCTTTTCAAGGGTTTCAAAGCTACGAGCTTTTCAAAGGATTCAAAGCTACGAGCTTTTCAAAGGATTCAAAGCTACGAGCTTTTCAAGGGTTTCAAAGCTACGACTTTAACTGGACCGCCATCCATTCACACACCTTCGACAATTGCTCCCGTGACACCGCATCTCCCTGCTGCGCCACAGGATCATACCAATACAACGCGCCCCCTTGCGCCTCCTCATCCAT